TTCTGGGAAAGAGGCATTCAAACGAAGGAAATTCTTCAAGCAGGTATCTATCTTAGGTTCGTAGGCTTTACCGAATTTGTAGGTTTCCCGTAAATTCTGGGCAATTTCCTGTAATTGCTCCAAAGTAGTGCATTCCACCCCTTCCTCAAAGATCTGGTGTATATACGACCCAAACTGGAGAGCATCCTTGTTTCCTGGATCAGTCTCCTCTAGGTAGTCTACATAGCGATAACGATACTTCAGCCTACATTGCCTCCATAGGTCTCTTTTGGTATTACTTATCTGATTACAGAACATTATAAATCCCTTTTATGACCACTAATTATTGGGGAGTATATACTAATATCTATAGAATCAAAGAAATTCAATACTTGCTCTCTAGAATATTTACATTTCTTAACTAGAAATGTATATAAAGTAGTAAGCTTTAACTGTTTTCTATCAGCCATAGCTTTCATTACCCTAAATTGAAATAACTTAAGGAACTTAGTACTATATTTACCTTTCCATCTTTTAATAAACTCATTACTTAATGTAAAATCTATTAATTCTGTGAATTCATAGAGTAATTGATTAATATCATCAGTATCATTATTCATATTTATATATACCTGTTTTATTTAATCTATACTAGCAAGTAGGACGCTCAATGTCATTATCTTTTTCTAAAAATTTTTTAACTACTGTAGAAAACCTAGTGGATAAAGTTGTAGGTGAGTCTGGAGATGTCCCCTCTAGAGTCCACTCTACTAATGTATCCCCAGACTCAGTATTACCAGGAGATGTTTTATTTTTTTCCTATAGGTCAGACAAATTTAAGGACGGTAATCATGTGGTTATGGTTATTGGCAGTAAACGAGGTCCTTATGGTGTTTTTATATATGGAGGTAAACGCTATTTATCGGCTGTAAAACTAAATAAGATATGGTCATTTACAGCTAATCTAATTGTAAAGGCTTATAGAGATAAATTTGTAATGTACACATCTAAGAAAACTGGTAAGAAAGAGGCCCAAGCTCCTTCGGAGAAAAAGAGTGATGATGTAATGAAAAAAGCCTTCATGGCATTAGTAGGACGAGATAATTACAGAACCTATATCATGAATCAATCTAGAATAACAAATAGTTTTGAAGTAGGTAAGAGAGGCTAGTAATGGCAGAAACCACAGAAAGTAATATACCAGAAGCTGCGGGTGAGGAAAGTGAACTAGGACAGATTCTAGAGGCTATTACCGCCCAACAGGCTATGTTTGGGGATATGGTAGAGAGCTTAGATTCCATAAACGCCCATAATGCCACTCAAACAGATAAACAATTAAACGAAGCTTCTTTGTTTAAGGTAATTGAGACTGTGGCAGGAGCCGCGCTAAAGTTAGTAAGTATAGCTTTAGATAATGTTTTATATTTAGATAACATAGCTGTATCTAATTCTGATCTTAGATTAGATATGGATAAGCTTGCTGAACGGATTAATGACCAAACATTTAAGATAGGGGCTTTGGATGAGCATTTAGAAACAGAAATAGCTCTCCATAGAATAGGGTATAAAAATATAGATGTAGATTTAAGAGACAGTATTGTTCTTATGGATAAGCAAGGTCAACAAGGGCAAGAGTTAATTAAATTAATGGCTGATTTTTCAGCCAAGGGAGCTACTCAACAAACTTTAGAGATAATGGGTAAAGGTATAGCAAGTATAAACGAAAATACCTCTACACAAGCAAGGGCAGCTATAAGAGCCTTAGAGCAGTTAGGTGATGTTGAGGGCGTTATGCAAGCTATGGGTATGGACCAACAGCTAATCCAGAATGTCCTAGGGGCTATAGAGGTCGCGGGGTTGTCCCCACAACAAGGTATTGCTATGGGTAAGTTAGCTGACGAGCTTATACATCCTGACGACATTAGAAAAGCTGTTCTGTTTGGAACCATAGATGCTGGGAGAGAAATACTTAAAAAAGGTCAAACCCCAGCAGAATTCTTATCTGTTATGCAAGATGTATCAAAACGTGTCCCAGCGGAGTTTGCTGAGAGATTTGCACCTTTTATGGATCCACTTCTTTTTGAACGAGGAATAGCTATGTATGGTGGAGAATTAACTAATTTAGCTATCTCTATGAGAACTGCTTTTGATGATCCTGATCGTAAGAAAGCCGAAGAGGAAATAGCTACAACAGTTGGCTTCAAGGATGCTGTAGATACATATACAGAATCCTTAGTAAAGGCTAATGATATGCTTAAAGATATGTTTTTAGAGGGTGGAAGGCGTACTTTAGTGGATCTTAGAGACGATATGGAAGGTATATCAACAGAAATGGCTAATTTCCGTGAGGCTGGGGCCGCTGCGGTAAAACTTATGGGAAAAACATCATTAGGGGTTGTGTTCAAAGGAATTACTGCGGCACTCATCGGAGCAGATTTCATTAGAGATTTTATGGGAAAATTATTGCCTGGGTTTGAGGAGGACAAGCCTCTTCGTTTCGAGCCTGTTGACTCCCCAAAAGCTAAGATTGTATCATTCACTCCAAATGAGTATAGAGATAGTTCTAGAGCAGGTACAGAAGAAGGTTCTAAGTCTGGTATAATAGCAGGGATAGAATGGCTTGTGGAGAATGGTATTCTAAGTCCTCCTAGACGGAGGAAAGTCCCCGCAATAAGAGATGCATAAGGATTAACTATGGCTGTATTTAGAGATAAAATAACCCCTACATTAGGGAGATCAGATTGGGTTGGGAAGATAGTATTAAACTATTTTGAAGGGGATGAAATACATACCAAAACTATCCCTTTCTTCGAGAACCCCATGATACAAGAATCTAAAGAAGCGAGATTAAGTACTTATTCTCCTATAGGAAGAGCTTCTAACAGTTTTGGTTACCTTGGAGCAAATTCTAGAAAAATAGATTTAAAATTTAAAATAACTCTACCTCATTTATATAGTTCAAAAAGACAACATAGACTTAATAGCCTTACTTTAAGTAAAGAAGATAAACAGACGCAGATAATCGGACATACTGTAGGTAAATTACAGAGACACTATGCTAGTGAGGGCACGATGGGACCTGAGTTTGAGCAATTTGGAAAAGGAACCCAAAGAATGATGGGCACAGCCATAGATTATGATTTATTTTATGAAGATATTTTAGAGGGTAGAGATAAACAACTCTATGATTCTTTAAGATTTAATTCCCCAATACATTCTATAAATAGTGATGCCGCTCAGGAGAGAAGAATTATCATCGACACCGTTATAGAATATGTTTCAGCTATTAGATCTACTGTTATGAATAATGTTAATCACCCAGAATTCGGTCCTCCTGTAGTAAGACTGCATTTTGGTGCATTATACGAAAATGTTCCTTTTGTATGTGAAGCATATACTTTAACATTTGATCCTATGGCAGGATTTGATGGTAGAACTTTATTACCAAGAGTACTAGAACTTGGAATGAGTTTAAAAGAGGCAAGATCTCACGACACAGATACATTCGTAGAGGAGAGATTGGGAGCTAACTTTACTGCTAAAGATGGCTTAATGGGGTGGGAAATATTGGTTCAGGATACTGGTGGATCTTTTAGAGGAGATACCCTGGATCCAAAAGGAGGATTTTAAATGGCATTCAAATATCCATCAAGATATGATTATGGAGTAAAAACTATAGAGCATAAAGGGGCACAGGTCACTACCTCTATACATACAGAGATAGAACAGGTAATGGAGAATATACCTAATAAAATTCCTCATAGGATAGGTACTTGTATGCCCTTTATTACACACAGACCAGACTCTATATCAGATATTTTTTATAATACCACAGCTTTGTGGTGGTATATTCAATTATTTAATAATATTGAAGATCCTTTTGAAGGATTTAATAAAGGAGACAGACTATTAATTCCTAGTAAAAATGGTCTACCTATATAATGCCTATATCTAATGTAGGGGCTTTCGATATTATACTCTCTACCCGTAGAGATGTATTAGAAGAGTTCGCAGCTACAGGAGAAATAAGTTCTGAAAATGAGAAATTCGTATTTACTCCAAAAAACACAAATTTCTTGTCTTTGGAGCATGATGTTTTAGATGATGACTCCTTTTTAGTAACTATAAAGATTCAGGACGTTGGTGCTGCTATATTACATTCTTTATCTTATACAGATACTAATGATTTTTTAGAAAAAGAGCTAAGTGAGCAAGGCAAATCATCTAAACAATACTTTTTAATGTATGGTATTGGTGGTAATAAGGTAGATCATTGGGCTGGTCCATTTAGTATGGATATTTATAATATAGATTACATAGTGGAGGATAATGGTTTAGAGGTAATAATTCTTACCTTCGTACCCCAGCTTTACTTATATGCAGAACTAACTCTTTCAGAGAAGAATACAGCTATAGTAGAGAGTTACCTTTCCAAGCAAAATATATCCTTAGAGGTAACAGATACTGCTACTCTTTTAGGGGATGTAGTTGTTGTTAAAAAAGACACATACAGAATCGCTACCATAAATTTTAGTTCAAGTAAAATAATCGAAACTATTAAACAAACTTATAGTAACTATGCAAAACAATTTGGAATAGAGAATTTTTATATACCTCTTCCCAAAGAGATACAAGATTTTATAGACTCCACTATTGTTACTATTAGAAAGAATAATCGGATATCCAGATTTGATGCAATAACAATCTCCTCTGCTATAGTATCGTTAGGGAATAAATTAAACAACTTAGGACTTAGTTTAGTTGGTAAAACTGTGGATGCTGATAACCCAGAAGAAATAAAAGTTGAATATTATATAGATATTGCTTCTCCCTATAAAAAAACTATAAATTTTTTGGAACCTTTTAGAGTATTACTTAATTTTTTAGGTAAAAGTAAAAAAACTGTCACTAATTTAAGAGTACTACAGGAGAATAATACTGAGATAGTAAAATTTATACATACTCATGCTCTTAATGGTAAGGAAATTATACAAAATCCAGAAAGACCATTAACAATCGTTGGTGATTCTTCTATGATTAAGAATCAGGTGTATGCATTTAACTCTACCGCTCCTTTATTGGATGTTCATGAGATTACCAAATTAGGAAATGGATATAGAAGTAATATTAATAAGTATTACATAGATAAGATTGCCAAGAGAAGCACAAAAAATTATTGGGAGTCTGCCCATACTACGGAATCTTTTGCGTTACCATCAAAAACTACGGCAGTCGAACCAGAGACTATAAAATTCAACGCTAATACACCAAACTCTAATATTCTAGCATTTAATTTTGATACTAATTATGTAGTTTTAGCCGCATTTAGAAAAAAACTAGGAAGTATAGCTCTCAAAGATAAGGCTAAGGTAGAGGAGTTGGTAGAGAAAATTATAGATAAATTAGTTAAGTCCAATAATCATAAATATGACATTACTAATTATGATATTGATAAGTTTAAGGAAAATATCTACAAATACTTAATACAGACTAGCAAGAGTGGAGCAGTCGCTATATCCGCATATACCCCAGACGATGTTGAAGCAGCGATAGCATCTTATATTAAACTTTTATGGAATATTGCTGTTACAGGAGGTATTACAGGGACTATAAAAACTTTACCTATGTATAATTTATCAGATAGATTTATTTTGGGGTCTAAATGTGAGGTAGATATCCTGAAAAATCCTGCTGTACTTACTGTGCCTAACTCTGATTTAGATATAGATTCTATATATACTGGTACTTACATTATATTAGGCTTTAAACATACTATAACTCCTACCGATAGCTATTCAGAGTTCTCTATAGTAAAAGAGGGTCTACCACCAAAACAAAATAAGTCTACAGTAAAAGGGTATAACTTAAATAACGCAAATGTGATATGATTATAAGAAGAATGCAAGTAGAGAGTACGGAGGATGTAACCAGATCTGGGGTTATATGGGCTAGATTTGTGGATTCAGATTTAGATCAAGAGCTTTCTGAGCCTGTAGTGTATACGTCCCCCTCTATTAGTGTACCTACAGGGCACGAAGAGCATAAATTTACAGGTATAACTGCTTTACCTGGAGAATTATCCTATATTTTGGTTTGTAAGTCTACTGACGACAACCGATGGTATTACATATCTACTATAAGCAACCCAGCCGTAGATGCGTCGAAGAATGCAAATTCTAATCCCCCTACTACAGGCTCACCAGAAGGAGAATTTAGGGCATCTTTACCTACTCAAGAGAATAGGCATGCTGGTACTTATGCGCTTTCGCCAAAACCCACAAAACTTACTATAGACAGTCCAGGAGGGGGATCCTTTCAGATTAGTGATTCAGCCGCACCAGATGTTCTAAATTATTATACTAAAATGCATAGTATGACCCGTAAAAAGGTTATTGCTAATGATGTTGATGATCATATTTCTATGTCTAATGAGCATGGGGATGGAATAAAGGTTACTAGTTCAAAATGTAGGCCAAAAGGTCCTAATCCAGGAGTTAGGTCAGTAGCTTTACAAGCTAAAGGAAATGTTTTTGTAGAGTCTAATGAGGGTAATTTGGATATGGATGTTCTGGGTGGTGCCCAACTAAATTTACGTAATAAATCTTTAAATACTAAATCTACTAGGCCAGAAGATTCAGATACTATGACTGGGGAGTTAAATATAGGATCTTATGGTAATTCAGTAAATATTTACACTTTAGGTAAAGGTGAGGATGATAGTGAACCTAAAGGCATATTTATAGACGCATCTGGATTTAGGGGGGTGGTACAGATTAGAGCGGGAACTGGTGGTGTAGAGGTATGGTCTGATGGGGAAATAGACTTTAATTGCCAAGGTAATTTTAATATAAATGCTGGTGGGGAAGTAAATATAAAGGGGGATACTATTAATTTAAATCCTGATAATACTTTTGGTAAGGATACCTTAACCAAAAATAATGAAGAGCAGTACTTAGAACAGAATAGTTAATCATATGTCTAGACTTAATCCAAATATTTTAACAGATCCTTTAGGAGGAATATCCTCTCAGTTTGGTGTTCCTAGTTGTATATTAAATCTTACAAAAGAAATTCTAGGGTTACTACCTGGGAATATGTTAGGTGGTATGAGTATGGGAGTGGAGGAAGGTATGGCTAGGGCACAAAATGCTATAGCTTCCGTAACTAGAAGTATTTTTAGAGATTTGGGTATTATTGAGTTTGATTCTGAGACAGGCAAGTTAACTTTTCTATCAGAAACCTCTCAGTGGGGCGTGGATGGAACTGGAAGTAGTCTTTTTGGAGGATTTGAAAATTTCTTAGGTATTTTAGGTGGTATGGGAGCCGCTTTTTGGCAAAATCGCCAAGTGCTTCAGGAGCAAATTGCCGAAATAGAAAATTGTTTGGGGAATTTCTCGGATTGGCTAGATGGGGTGGAAAATAAATCTGAAATAAAATCACCTCAGGAACTAGCTGCCACACCAGGAAAATTAGAGGTATTTAAGTTACAGGTAACTACCTGCACAGAGTATATAAAAAAAGGTCTTGCCTTACAAACAACTATAAATGAGATTTTCCTAGAGCGTCAAGAAAACCCGTCTTTAATTCCTACATTTTTCGGGGATGATGTAGATGAGGAAGTGGAGGATCCTATTTTTCGTCTCACCTTTGGTCCTCCTTTGGCAAAATCAGGTAGGTTTATCCTGTCGGTAGATGGTTTATATTATGACTCACAAACTAGAGAATATGAAGGGGGTCAAGATGTACCGACAGAACTAGATCTGAAATTTATCCCTAATGAGGACAAGTGGAAGCTTGATCATGCCCCTAATTTGGGTGGTAGGGGGAGCAGCTATGGGTTAAAGGACCTTGATACCTATGTTGATACTTTTTTTGATGTATCTAATATAGATGAGTCAGTAGAGATGCAAACTTATTATGATGCAGACCATATGGTTCAATTTATAATATCCCAGAAGAATAAAAAAGTAAATGATATTCAAGAAAACTTACAAGATCTAAGGAGCAGAGGATATAATGCAGATTCTGCGTTGTATTTAAATTTTCAGCAGCAGGTACACACTGAAAACGCTAGATTTAATGAAAAAATCAATAAACGTAAAAAACAAATAGAGGTAGCAGTAAAGTCTACGGATTTATTTGGACTACCTAACATATTTTCTCCTGGGGAGATTCCTATAAATGATTTTTCCTATCTTAGCTCTATTAATTTAGATGTAGAATTAGTAAAGCAAAAGGGTTTGGTGTTTGATCATGGGGAGATTAGTGGACTTGTATTACCTGTAGTTCCTAAGTTTGTACATGCAGGGGAAAGCACACAAAGAATAGTTGTTACACCTCTAAATGTAACTCCCGTAGGAGCAGGAAGCATTATTGATGGTGAGGAAGTTGAAACAGGACCTCCTATACTATCTCTTACTACAGGAATAACTACTGATGACTTAATAGCTGTGTATAATTTTACAGATGTAAATTTAGAGAAGCCTAGTTCAAATGTATTTAATACATTAAATTGTAATGCTTTAGGGACAGAATACAGAGCGCAAACAGTAACTAATAATCCAAGCTTACTTTTCCAACAAGGATTAGCAATTCCTTATTTAACTGGAATTCCAGTACGTGATAAGTTAGACTCTAATAATGAGTTTAAGAGTGAAACGTGGGACAGTTATGAATTTGAGATTAGTGACTCTGGGAACTATGTTAGGTTACCCGATGGAGAAGATTATCAAAACTTAATGTATAATGTAGAAGGAGCTACCCTTGATTTTTGGACACATATACCAGGATTGTACCAACAGGAGGATGGGTGGTGGCAGCACCCCTTCGAAACAAGTTCTTTTGGGTTCGCTTTAAGTTCTGGTGGTGGAAAGTGGTGTGACGGTCATTATTATAGAGTTTTGCTGGGATGTGAGAATACTGGTGGGGTTGATGATAATATAAGTTCATCGTCAATTATTATTGATGAGTCTACTAGTCATGTTAATGGTATGCTTATGGGGATATCTAGAGATCCTAGGATGTACTACGAGGGAAGTTCGGTGTCCCCAGGAGACACTGATTTCAATCCAAGGCAAAGGTTTGGTGCTATATTAGAGGGTGTGGACACTATACCGTCTGCGATTAACGGTGAGCTTGTCCATTCGTATGCCTCTAGCGACTCGGGTATATGGACCCTATCCTCGTCCCCCACAAGTGCCCTACCAGTAGCCTTTGAACAAGCCAGCGGAACATTTGATATTAGTGGAGCTATAAACAATCTTGTATTTACTGTCACCTCTGTAGGTGATGGGTATACTGGGTCATCTAATGATGCTTGTTGTGTATTATTTACTTCGGGGGTAGGACTGACACCCTCAGGAGTAAGTGGAACTTTAGATGTTCCTTATTTCTCTACAGGAAGTGATCACACCTTAAATATAGGAACACCCTCTACAGTATTTTTCATAGCTCCTACTAGATCATACAATACTAGCTCTGTAGGTTTTGCTAGAGATATAACGTGCAATGATGCTTTAGGAGATATCCTCAGATTTGTTGTATCTGATAAGGCTACTGTCGAAGGAGTAAGCTTGTCAGACTGTGTGAGTAAGTTTATAAATATAAGCGTGGTCTTCGACCCACCTAACGATAAGCTTAAGTTTTATATAAACAGTCATCTAATTAAAGAAGATACATTGTCTAGAGTATTTGGAAGATCGCCTAAAGATCCTCCTAGAGTACCCTCTTTTATAATCCCTAGAGATAATGCTCTCAGTAGTTTTGAGTATACTTCAGGTACTATAACGCAAAAAGAGGGAGTTTCTCTGTTTGATGAGGGACCAAAAAATAACACATTCTTTACCCCTTGGATTATAGGAGGAGGCTGGACAGACGGCAGGGATGTAAACCTTAGTACGTCCTCTGGAGGATTTTTAGATACGGGTACTGGAATAATGAGTGCCTATAATGGATACGTTGGAAGTATGAAAATTTACAAAAAGGCACTAAATAATAAAGAGATAGTTAAAAACTATGTTAACCAGAAAACATTCTTCGAAAATATAGATTTATAAAATGGCTTTATACGGAAAACGCCCATCAACAAAGGCTACTAGAAATGTAATAGGAACGCCAGTACCAAAAATTCTTGGGCTGGGTTGGCCTATAGGCAAGAATTCTGCTAATCCTTATTTTAGTAAGTCGTCTAGTTTTAGTTTAGTGAGATCTCAAATTGAACAGTTAATAAAAACTAAGAAAGGGGAGCGGGTTATGTTGCCTGATTTCGGGGTTTCTCTTCATAACTATTTATTTGAGCCCCTAACCTCTGATTCAGTAACTGAAATTTACTTAGATATTTCTAGAGCAGTAAGTAAATATGCTCCAAATTTAAATTTATTGGGTGTTAGGGTATTTCAGGACGATAACCTAAAAGGATTTGGGATGCCTGGATTAAAGATTAACTTATCAGTTAGTTTTAAAGATGATAATCAATCACTAGATTTTAGTATAGTAATATGACAGATAACAGAACCTCTACAGTACCCTTTACACAAGTTACATCAGACTTCCTTAAACTAGCCTTTATCTCAGATAACCAGAAAGGGGCTTTAGTTGATTACGCTGCCACAGATTTCTCTACATTAAGAGAATCTTTATTAGAATATATCAAAGCTGTGTATCCGTTAGATTATAATAATTTTGCAGAGTCTGATTTAGGTTTGATGTTAGTAGAACTAATCTCTTATATGGGAGCAGTACTTTCTATGAAAGCAGACATGCTTACTCATGAAAATTTTATACACACTGCTAAAGATAGGGATAGTGTAAGAAAACTTTTTGAGTTAATTGGCATAGCTATGAAGGGGCCAACTTCCGCACAAGCCACCGCAGTACTTACAGTAGACGGAGACCCTTCTACAGTTTTAGGGGAAGTGGTAGAGATAGCAGCAGCAAACAGGGTGGTATCAGTAACATCCCCAGAAGACTCAGAACCTTTAACCTATACACTATACACCACAACTGACGGAGTAGTAAATCCACTAACAGATTATAATGCAGATATAACCTTCACCAGTGCATTGGATTGGTATTTAGATACCTCTAATTCGTGGAACTCTGTTTTGTTGGAAGGAGCTTTTGCTACAGAAAACGGAAGATTTTCGGAGTTAGAAGTAGCAAAAAGTATAGATTTAGAAGAAGCTCCTGTTGTACAGAACAGTGTGCAAGTGTTTGTAAGCTCTACAGACGCTACAACCTCAGGATCTTATAGACAAGTGGAAAATTTATTTCAATCTTCTGCATTAGACGATAAGATATTCCAAGTAGTTTACAAAGATGATTATTCTGCTAAAATACTATTTGGAAACGGTAACAATTCTGTGACTCCAGCGACTAACTCAAGCTATTACGTTACTTACAGAGTGGGGGGTGGAAGTAGAGGCAATATACCTAAGAGTTATATTAACTCTTTAGTTAATGGAACTTACAACAGTGTAGCTAAAGCGATTAGGGTTGATCAGGTTCAGATAGCTACGGGTGGGGCTGATGCTGAATCCGTGTCACATGCTAAGAAATTTGGTCCACTATCCTTTAAGAGACAAGATAGGCTAGTTTCTTTAGAAGATTATTCTGTATTTGCTAGTAGGTTTATATCTCCCGCAGGGTCTACGGGGAAGGCTATAGCGTCTACCAGAAAAGCCTTTAGTTCTGCTAATATAATAGATTTATTTATACTAGAGAAAGCTACAGACAACCAGTTACAGAAAGCATCCTTGTCTTTTAAAGATGCCCTACTAACCCAAATACAAGATAAGAAAATGATTACTGATGATGTTATCATTAATGATGGATTAATTAGAACTGTGGATTTAGTAGTAACTATTAATATAGACAAAAGTTTTAGGGGTGTAGAAAGTACTATAGTGGCTAAGGCATCTAATGTAATACATAATTTCTTCTTATCTGATAGTATGGATTTTGGAGACCCTTTAGTATTATCAAAGTTAAATAGATCTATTTTTGGTATTAATGAAGTTCTATACGCAACAGTGGATAATTTTAAAGATGAGATAATTTATGTAGATTTTAATGAGATTATACAATTAAACAATTTAATTATAAATACTAACTATGCCTAAATCATACAAAAGAACTTATTTAGAGTCTCTTAAAAGTGTAATACCTGAAGTATACTTTAACGAGGATTTCTCTATCAGTGGCTTACAAAGAACAGCCACAGACTCCCTAATAAATAGCCATATTAACTTTTGTATAAACCAACCTTCTATATTAGGGATATCAGCTACAGACAATTACACGGAGCTAGATACTGTTTCTGGGATGGCACAATGGTTTCTTCCTAAAAATAAATTAACTGAAGTTAACTCAAGAGATTTTGAATTAGGCATCATGCATCCTTTAGGGTTTTGTATAGGTGAGCATACTGGGCAACCCTGCACCTACTTTACAGGAGATAGCGGGGTATCGTCTTTTGTGCTTAATCAAGAAAAGGATTTTATTAACTTTTTGGAAGTTAGTGTTTTACCTAAGATAAGTCTAAATTCTTCTTCTCTAGCGGAAACAACAGTAAGTGCCTTCAGTCCAACAGCTTCGGGAACTCATGAATATCTAATAAACTTATTAGGGTGGGCCTATTTCTTAAATACTTCTGGGTCTAATATATCAACGTCAAGTTATGTAGCTAGTTCTATAGCAGATACGTATTATACGAATAAGATATTTAATACTAATACGGGTATTAAAGGATTAACTGAATACCTGTGGCACAATTGGGGGTCAGTCTCTAGTATATCATCAGACGTTCTACCTATAAATTATTACTCTGGTACGGGAGAGTTTGTTAGTGGTACCCAAAATCTAAAGGGTTTAACTACTTTAGTTGATGTAGCCTACTCTGAGTTGCCTTCTGATATAGAGGATACTTATGTAAAAGATTCTTTTGATTCTTATATAGAGTATGGAACTTTCCTCACTGGGCAAGAGCTTGCCGCTCCATTCTCTAAATTTTTACAAGCAGCATCCTACACATTTTTCGATGTTAATGATCAGGTAGCTGGCATAGGGGATCTTTATGATATAGAAAAGTGTCCAGCGCATCTCCTCCCTTACCTGTCTGATTTAATTGGGTGGGAGCTATATGGATCTAATGAAGAGTCTTGGAGAAGACAAATAAGAGGTGCGGTAGATTTATATAAGCAGAAAGGAACTAAGAAAGGAATTTATAATGCTATAACTACTGTTCTTCCAGATATTAACCTCCAAAGTTCCAGCATATCAGAATTTTATGAATCCTATATTCCCTACTTACTTTATTATTTATTAAAAACTGATTCTACTTTGCTAAGTAGTTTTAGTTCTTGGACAGTACCTGAAGCCCAAAAACATATAGGCTCAGATTACGATAGTTCCATAATGGATAATAATGTTAGAATGGTTGTAGATCATATCTTATTAAGGGCCGTATGTAAATTTCCATATCTGTTTAGTATAAATAATTATCAATTTAATGTAGATGACCCTAATTTTATATTTTTGTACAGGAACAGAACTTTTCCTATCCCACCATGGGAAGAAGAAAAGTTTTATATGGAATGTGATGTAACAGAAGCTTTGTTATCCTTCTTGGAAAAAGAGCTTGTTAGGTTTGGAGTTACTCTTCAGAACAGTAAAAGATTTAGAGAGTTTGTTACTGTTCATACTGTGGGGGGTGATAGGGATATTAAATTTTATAACAACGGGTTTCTATTCCTAACTAGCTCTATAAATTTACCACCTAATCAAGAGGATATAATAAATAATTATCAAGTTGATAAATATGATTATCTTCCTTTGTGGAGTGGTAAATCCTCTAGATTTGATATAAATGTTTCCAGTGGGTCGTTTGATTCCTCGTTCTTCACTGGGGTATTTACCACTAAACAAGACTTCTTTAATGCTTTAGCTATAGTGGATGAGTTTACTCCTGCGAAATCTATACCTAGAGTTAGGGTTTCATTAACCAATACAGATTTTCTCAGCCCGTTTGATCATGTTTGCCCATCTGTAAGATACGAAGATCAAGATATTCCTACTTATGGTTTTATGGCTGCTGGGTCCTCATCTGGTGTGGACTTTAGAGGTATTCCTCGTGTTTTTGGAGGAGATTTTGTTGATGTAGCTGGGTCTTCCTATTTTGAATTTGATCATACAAATAAACCTGTATTTTCTAGATCTTTTGTGGATGGTAATTTAAAGAAACTTAACCTGATGGGGTCTTCTGTATCTTCTATACCTTTATCAGACCTTTATAGAACTAATACACGAAGACGTAATTACGAAAATACTTTAACCAAAGGAGGCTTATACTCTAGAACTGGGTTTAATATGCCTTCTTACTATAATGCTAGTAGTGAGGGAACGGATTTAGAATACCATTCTTTAGGGTTATTGAATTCCTTATTTAAGTATCACAAAGTAGTAAACCCTTTAGATGTCTATGAAGTATCTTCTTACCCCTATGATTTAACTGTGTGGTCCCCATGTTGGACATTACTTTCTGATCGTTATATGGGAAGTATTGCAGCGTCCTCGATGTTTGATATACGAGGAACCACTTCTTTAGCCCCATCTACTTGCCATAATTATGTCGCTAGAGAACGCACACCTGAATTTTTCTTAACTTTATATAACTTACTACAAAAAAGATTTCAATACGAAGCTGCTTATGTCGTAAGTAAAAATAACTTTTTACTAGACGGGTCTTCCTATCTAGATGCTGCCGCAACGTATAAAGAAGATCTTTGGAATAATTATTCTTTTGATTATGATGATATTTATAACATTCAGCTAGGAAAAGGTAAGATGAGTATAGGTTCTATTAGGGGCATACCTAAAATGTATAAAGATTACATTACTTATTATGCGGCTCATGGTGTAGGAACTAGATTATTAGAAACTTATCCTGATGGTGGGTTGAACATCCTTTCACATGCTTTCGGCCCTCTTATATACAATGGTAATTTTGAAGTATTGGGATCGTCTATAGAGTTGAATGTAAGTTCCCAATTAATAAGTAAATCCCTTAGTGAGGAGTATCCATTTAAAGTAACGGATCTTACGGGATTGGATACCCATGTAGCGCAGAGTTCTGACTCTTTATGTATAGGGTCTGGGGAAAATAGAAATCCTTATGTTCTTTCTGGTTTAGAATTCACAGACTTATCAAGTAACAGTAACTCTACTTTTAGTGTATTTAATTTAGATCCTAGTACCTCTATAGCAGGGAGAGAGAATTATTTAGTAGATAATTCTGTAGTAATAATAGATCCCGATGAGGGATTCCCCAGACTCCGTTATAGTGTAAAGGATTATGGAGGGTTAACTAATTTATTAGTTCCTGAGCATGAGTTTGAAGTCTCGTTATTAGCAGAGGTTGGAAATAAAAATTCTTTATACTTGGGTGGGGGATCATTTGGGGTATGGATACATACAGACCTAGAGACTGATAAGCACGGCAATTCTGTTTTTTGGAATTACATGCCTGATGGAACATGGCGAATGCATAATGTTTCAGATGTTACCTCTGATTCCACAGGACCAGACTTCGTTAGGGATACTTTATCCCATAAACTTGAGTATAATGATACCAAGTTGGTGGGTCTGGGAGAGGGTGGAGGTGCTGGATTTGAAACCTCATCTGGGGGAGAGTCTGGGTGTAGTGGGGTTGGCGATTCCACCTACTATATTCCTGATTCAGATAAGGATGCTTTAGCTAATGTTAATAAGGAAGACTTCACGAAAACAAAACTTAAATTCAGGACTTTTAACAATTTAATAAAAGTACCTTTAGAATATTATCAAGTTCATCAACAAGTGCATAGAGCAGATCAGAGGTATGTGATTGAATTATTTATGTATCCTAATATAGGAACTTCTAAGTATGCAATGATAGATGCCTTGTATGTTAAAGATATAACTCAATACAGGAGATTATCTGTGCCACATACCTTTAATTATAATAATTATGATGAGTATAAGACTATATTGCAAAGTGATTTTAGGTTCTTGTACTCTGATGGTACCTTAGTTCCTTCTGGGGCAATACTTTCAGCGGATTCTTCAGGAAATCTAACCTCCCCAGACACAGGAGATAAAATAACCTATCAGGAGGCAGCTTCTTATGGTACGGGTAAATCAACAACCCTTCTGTATTCCCAGCTAGACATAATTCGACCGCAAAAATGGATAATTGATCAAAACAATGCAACTTTAAAGTTCTTAGAAAGTAAGTACACAGGTCTTATACAGATAGGGGATAATTCTATTTTAGAACCTTCTTCTATAGTAATAAAAGGTAGAACTTTAGGATCTAATATATTGACAGAGACTACACTATCTATACCCATAGATCCACAAGACACATTAATTATTTTAAGAGAATACAATAAATTACAAAAAGATCTAGGGTCTAGAAATTCTCTTATTAGCTCTTCTAAATTCGGACCTAATGGGGGCAGTAGAATACCTTACAGCCTCTCTCCTATGTGGGTGCAGCCTGGGGGATTCCCAACTTATGAAAGTAATAATCATCAGTACACGGAATTATATATTGATGAGAAGGGGATGTTACCTGCTCCTGTTGCAAGTTTTAGGAAGTCTACACCTACTAGGTACGAAGGTTATGAGTTCCCAGGGGCCACCACCCCAAAATACCGACAATTAACGGTATACCCAGACTTTAGAGAAGCTAATGCAAGTGGAATAGTTTATTATGATGTGAATATAGATTTTGATAGACCCTTGGAATCTAGTGCTTTAATATACTATACTGTTAGCGGAACTGGAGTAACCAATAATTGGGTAATAGCATCTCCCTGGTCTATCATTAGTGGAAATTCTCCTATCTATACTCCTGAATTTTCTACTAGTGCAACTTTACGTGTGGGTCTATCTGCGTTGCCAAGTGTGGCTACCTGGAAAGAGTACTCATTAATATTTCATCTTGATGATCAATCCTCTTCTTCGGTTAAAGTAGATAAAAGAACAGATGAGTTTAGGTTATATGTTAAACAGAAACTAGTAAATGATGTTATGTCTAGTCCTGGGGGTGGTGAGTATTCAGGAGGTACATTCCCAGCACCATTATGGTTTAGTGCTACATCAATTAATGCGCCGCAGGGGGCACTAACCAGAATACCCGCTAATATAGGGGGAGCCTCTGGCCCAGGAGTACCATTCTTGAATGAGCCCTGTTACTGGTACTGGTCTGCTGGGGGAACTGCCGTTTCTGGTGAAGATTGGAGAATGACTACATCTGGGGGAACTGAAATAGGTCAAGGTCATGAACTAACTCAAACTTTTGCAACTCCCCCGTCAGGATTTCCTGGGATATACGTGTCTGCCCATGCCGCTGCTGCTGGTAAAACCATAATTCTATCTGCTATATATGAACAGGTAGAGCTTAGTAGTCAGGGACCTAGTAGTTTTTCTTTTGTTAGTGCTGTTAATGATAACATGATAGCAAATAGCTTCCACTGGGACCATATAGGCGGTCCTGGTATCTATCAGCCATGTTTTGAAGAGGATGGCGATCAATGGGTTGGTACACCTGGTGAGGGGCACTGGGTATGTAACAGTCCATTATTTGATAAGAATGCTCTTAAAAATTATCCTGACCCAATTAAACTAACCCCCTCTACCGTTAGTGTTCTTAATGGAAGTTCATTACCCGTATTCTATTATCAAGCTTCTGATTACATGAATCCATGTATAAATACAGAAGGACAAGATGAAATATCCTATATAAGAAAAGATTTAACTCCTCAATACCATACAGATGGAAGAATAGATTACATTGATGTGATAGGATATACTTTATTTTATGCTTACATAACTGAACCTACAGCAAATAACCCTATAGATCACACCCCTGTTGAGTACGTAAGATTTGCCATTAGAGATAAAGGTTCCAACTGTAGAGTTCCAGGAGATCCTGATTATCCCATAGTTCACGGTGCTGGGGATTCTGGTGCGGGGGCTATATTTTATAGAACAGGTAGTAATACATGGGTTACCTCTGGATATGAGATAAGTCCAGACACTGGGGAAGCACCTGAGGTATCTAGCGGAGTGATAAATCTTGGAGGCTCTAGTATACTTTGGATGGTACGAGATGATAGGAATAATCCAACGAGACTAAAGTATGCAGGAGTTAACGCCATCCTTCGTCCTGTATATAACCCCACAAAATCAGTTATGGATTCCGCAAGTGGTTTATTATATAAATCAAATTGTATGTTTTATCCATTTTATCACAATTACTCTGCTGGAGATCCTGTAATAGAGGAGGACTTACTAGTAAATAACAAGGTACCAGTATTCTGGCCCCTTGAAGGTAATCACTGGGAACCAAGAGGCAACTTAGTTGTTTCTAACAGAACAGACAATTTCCCTGGACAAATAACAATAAATATAACATCATGAAGGGCGTAGTAGAAATATACAAGTTAACATCTGAGGGTACTAAGGAATTAGTATACAAGAAAAATAACATGACTGTTATTGGGTTCTCAGAACAGATAACTGACTTATTAACTACCCCATCTTCTATAAAATTCCCAACAGATAGCAGTAGCCAGTTAAGTAATAATCACGCATTAGATGCTTCAAACTATGAGATTCAAGCATTTTCTATGTCCAAAGATATACAGCAATTTAAGAAAAACCAACACGCTTATAGTACTACTAACTTAATTCTTAATTCTGTATTATCTAGTACAGAGTATTGGGATGATTCTAATGAAGTTATAGTTACCCCAGGAGCCACTATAGGTCCTGTTTCTGGGACTAGTGGGATGTTAGTAGAGGCTACTACTTCTGCTGGGTATTTTACTCAGATAATAAATATTGATGGTAGTGCTGGGTACGCTGGTCATGCAAGTGCTTTTGATGAGCCTTACTTTAGTGGGGCTAATTTTACATTCTCTGTAGATATGAAAATGAACAGAGATAGTCCACCTGTTGGGATGTCTGGTGGTCCAGACTATAGTGGGTATAGTGTTATTATTCCTGGTGTTGGTCAGGCAGCGGGAGGTTTCTATGCTACGGTTGTGAAATGGAATGAGTACGGAGAAGCTTCCTTGGCTCCTAATAGGTTTCATGATTATACTCAGCCAGGAACTGGTGTAGGAGGAATTAAAAAACTTAGTAATGATTGGTATAGAGTATATACCACAGTTTTACAAGGAGGAGGGAAGGTTGATCCTTCAGCAATGACTCCCCGTATATACCCCTCATATAGAGGATTCTTGCCAACATCGTATGGTTCCTCTGCTGTAGATTCTAGTGCAGGATCCATATATATCTCTAGACCACAATTAGAATTAGGGAAGGTCCCTACAGAATATGTAAACACTGCTTCTGAATCAGTGGGTAGAGATAACACTCTGGCTTATTCGTTATTAAATGATACTAAGCCTTATGGTCATAATGGTACTGTATATAAATATGTTTATAATGTGATGAGTGGGACTGGTGGAAGATCTCTATCCTCTGTATACGGTGATGCTCCTTTAGATAAGGGAGCTTCAGCATACTTACCAGAGACCTCTGGATTGCGTCCACCAGTTAGTTACCAAGATAGAGAGCTTACTCCCTTTGCCAGAACTCCTGTGGAAGAAGCTTTAGGTATAAACTTTATAAAGGGACAGATTCCTGCCGCTATATCTTTATCTTCTAATCTATATTTAAGTTCTTTTGATACGGGATGGACGCATTACGATGATTCAAATACTGGGTTAGGGAGGCATGTAGCTTATCTAGGAGCTTATGTAGATAGAACAGATCTTCCCATCGCGACACAATACATAACTAGTTTATCTTCCTTAGCTATGTCTGGGTATTCCTCTCCATTAGTATCACAGTTATTATACAATGGAATTGTAGGTACCCCCAGCAGTATAGATAGGTATGGCTTTTGGGCATTATCAGGTAATGGAGCATCTAGTTTTCTGTTGCCAGAGGTAGCGGCCTCCGATAGTTTGTTTGTTAAGAGCGTTGATTCTGATTTTTCATCAACAGGAAATATTTCTTACATAGCAAAAATAGGTAATGTAGCAGCAGGAATACAAAAAGATTCCCCACTTTTAAATATTTTTGGAGGGGTGGATATAATAGGATTGTGGGGTATAGACCAAAAAGCAATTAGGGACATTAATATTTTAGACAACCCCCCTTACAGTGCAATATATGATACTAGTAACATTGCTAAGGAGCCTACTAGAAGATATAAACTATTTAGTAAAATAATATTAAATGATAATGTTGTAAAGTGTGAGGGAAAAGATAAGAGTATTTTTGGTGGGGCAGATAAAATAGGTTTAGTTGGTAACTATGCTCCTTTGGAGATACATTGGAGGATTTCTTTCCTATGAGAGGACATTTTAGAATAAAAAAAGTCAGCAAAAAGACTGGAGAAACCGAAGTTATCTATGAAGATTCTAATATGGTAACTACTGGATTCTCTCTAGGAATGACAGATATTTTGTCTAATGTTGGATCCACAGATATAAATGATTTTCAGCTTAGATATTTTCAGTTAGGGGAAGACAGTTATAATTTAAGTTCTTATGACGTATCCACTGATATTCCAGAAGAGAGGTTAAGGAAACATGTCTGGTCCCTTAAAGATCCTATGGCTCTTTTAGACTATGGTAGAGATAGTGTAATTGCTGTTACAACTAAAAATGTTTATGGGGTGGGGTCTATAGTCCCTCTACACAGAACTAAAGTGTTTGATAATTTTATAGATCCTCCTGAAGATACTAAAATTTCAGTAGACTATTCTAATAATTTTAGAACTTACGACGATGGAATGAACGAAAGCATACGATATACTCCCTCTTCGATATGGATTGCTAACGACCCAGTATTCTCATCCGATAAAAATAATTTTGGTATTTGGCCTCTTTCAAGTACTGTAGATATTACTGCTTCTGGTCCCTCGTATGTGCCTCCTACATATAAATTTTCTTATACTGCAAACAGAAATGTTTCTGGGATTGTAAAATCTAGTATAACCACTAATCCTAAGTATGTTTATAGTGATAATACAACTCATCCTATTTGGAATAGTATAAGAGAAAATCAGACTCACTCTATCTACATCTCCCCAACATATTATTTATCTAGTTTATCTACTTCTTCTTCGACCCCGTTAACATCTGAATTACAACTATTTAATAAGATAAGTAGTGGAGTTATTGGGGATTCTATCGCTGGAGAGAATAGAGCCACTTTTAGATACAGATATGATATGGATAATATTGATCGTTGGTATCCACCAGCAGTGTTAAGCGGTAGTACTGGATTCGAAGAATGTGTAGCTAAGGATGTGTCTTGCTTTAATAGGTGGGAATCTATTTATGGTGTTGGTGTATCTGGTGGAACATTGTCAGCTAATGTGGAATGCAGTGCTGGAGAGATGTATACCTATGAAGATCATCCTACCTATGCAACAAGGAGTGGGCCAGGGGCAGACTGTTATGATACCTCTAATAGCGGGTTCGGCCCAAGTGGGCAGTTCTATAGAATTTCTGCTAGTTTAGTGGGGGTTCCTAACTCAATTTTTTATCCAAGCTCTGGAAATTTTTCTGGCACTGACTGTGTACCTAAAATATTTCCTATGGTAAGTAGTGTTTCTGGTATAGTGGGAGGGGAATTAGTGGGGAATACGAACCATCAGGTTACTCCTAGAGAGGAGGTTTATATAGCGAATTATCAGTTTGAGTATAGTACTAGTGCCTCCCCTTATCAAACTATACATGCTGAAAAACCTTACTATATTACGTCTGCTCAAGATGTTTTAAGTATTCCTAATGGATACACTACATCCTTACATGATAATACCTTTACAGTTAGATTATTAATTGATGAGGAATTAGCTAATGATAAGACTATAAAAGAGGTAGGGTTATTTATGAAAAATCCAAAGGGTTCAACTGGCAGGGATGAGCCTATGATGGTTGCCTATAAAAAAGTTGATCCTCCAATAAATAAAAATAATGAATTCTCGTATATAATAGATTGGGAATTGAGTGTGATAGATATCAATTAGACGGGATAACATCCTATATAAATATAATGGACAATAATAATAATACAATAAACCCTACTGGACATTTACAAATATATAAAGTATTTAATGATGGTGGAGAAGAATTAGTATTTGATGAGAATAATATAATTACATCAGGTATGGGGGTAGGATGGTCTCATTTATTTGCGGCTTCTGGAGGAACCACAATTACAGACTACCAAATATTAAATTTCGCAGTGGGTTCGGGAGGAGATTACAATGATTACGGAGTATCTACATACAAACTACAAAAACCTGTTCTTAAGTCAGGAGATTGGGGGTCCACAACAACTTTATTGCTAGAAGATTTAGAGCCTGTAGAAAGCGGATCGTTAAGAGGTAGTGATCTTCCATTTGCTCGTATTAGATTTAGTAATATAGGAAAAGTAACTAGTACTTCTGTTAGATACATATTGGTACTAGATAAATTAACTTTAAATTTAAAAACTATAAATGAGGTAGGATTATTTATGCGTAATCCAAGAGGTCTTACGCCTGTTTCCCCAATACTAGTAGCTTATAGACCTTTTACTGACATAACCAAGACTGATGATTTTAGTCTCATATTCCGCTGGACTCTGCAATTCTAATGTTTGATATTAACGATTTATATTCAGTTTCATCTGGGCTCACCGTATTTAATTATTGGAACCCTTTTGTTACTAAGCACGATACCTCTTCTTTCTATAATTGGGAACAAGACAACTTACCTCTTTATGATCTAGAAGAGCGAACTCAGCTTTTATGGGAGAGGTTTGGCTATCCATTGTCTGGTGCCCCTGGGATGGCTCTGATTGTATCCTCTAACACCTGTGGTCCTCTTGGGGTGGAGGACACGCACTGCTCAACAGAGGCATACAGCTACGACCCTGCCCGTGGTGCAACACCCAATAAGTTCCTATCTTTATCCGCAGCAATAGAAGCCCTCCCAGAAATTATTAGGATGCCTACTCTTATTGAAGTGGCAGTTAGCGGTGACTTAGGAGAATTAAATCTTAATAATATTAAATGTGAAGATGATGGTGTTTTAGAAATTGTAAATAGAGGTTTTGCTCCATTAATACAAAATGATTTTAGTAGTGTTGTTGTACAAGCTGATGATGAAGCTTTTGGACATATGTACCTACCAAAAACATTAGGTGCTTCGGGAGCTATCTATCATTTATTAAGCAGTAGTGCCATCTCTACAGAGACCTGTGTATCTTCCTTATTTAACTGGGAGACCAGCGTGGGGCATACTAGGAAATTTGTACTTCCTGCTAGGGGTGTATCTGGGGCTGGTGGATATAATTCTCCTGGGTATTGCTACCCAGGTATATCTGATAATAATGTCCAATGGGTACAGGACATTCCTTATCGTTTAGCTGCTAATCCCATATCTGTAATAGCTGGCAAACCTGTATACTCAATTCAGACAGACGCTACTATGGCCTCTCTAGATCTATCTACTATAAATCTAGGTACTGGTAATGATCTTGCTGGCGCACAATATCAAGATAATCAGGTAGTGAATGGAATTATAACTGCTAACTGGCTTACTAAGGTAGAGGCACAAAACTGTGATGGTCCTATTTATATTAGGGGGTTTGTTGTAGATGGTGGAAATTCTTTTACTACAGGGTTTGGGATTCAGAATTGTACTAACCTTACCATAGAGAATTGCGGATCTATGAGGTGTACTCAAGCTGGATTCGATATTAAAAACTCTTCAGTAAATCTTAGGAGACAGGCTTTCGCAGCAAGAAATTACGATGTTGCTGATAGAGGAACCTTAACTACTTATGGATTTAAATTGGTTAATAGTGATGTTAACTTTGTAACAGACTCTTATAATAGTGGGGTAGCAGCTAAATTAGCCAGCCACTTCCATGATTATGGAATCCATATGGAGAACTCTGTATTACGAGGTGGTGATAAAATATCTAATACAGAACAGCTTGATGTTTTTAGTACGGACTTAGGGTTTAATAATACTAATTTGTACTTATCCAATTCTAAGTATACTATGGATGGAATTCTTAATACTTATAACGGTGTTGATAATATTAAAGCATTAGATTCTGTAATAGAAACTGAACAAACAAGATCCTCCTATGCTAAGAAGAACGGGCTGTTAATGAACAATAGTAAGTTTACTTACAATAAAAATTATTCTAGCTCTGCTATAGGATTGGATACAGCCAAACAACAGTCAGGTAATGGAATAGTTAGTAATAACTTCCCTATTTTATTTGATAGAAATGGTCAGCATATAGTTATGGGGGGTGGATCTACTTATGGTCCTACTTACGGTAGCGGTATGGATATAACTACTCTGTATAATATGGAATTATATAATGAACATCATGCTATGTTCGATAGCTTTGGTCAAGGGAATGCTGTAGATGCTTCTAAACCAGGGGTAGTTGTTAATAATTCTACAGCAGAATTTACTGCTGCTAAGTTTTTATGCTCCGATAGTAAAGCTACTCCATTCAAGAGTAGCCCTGTAGCACTATCTGTAATTAACGGGGGCAAGGCTACTGTAAGAGGATTAACTTATACAACCCTGAATGGTGCTTCTGTATTCGCTGGTGCTAATAAGCGAAAGGCTGCTGCGGTGGTGGCTGATGGTGGGTCTACTATTAATTTTACAGGACCAGTGGGAATTTATGGTTTCGGATTAGGGGCCGCTGCTACTAATAGGTCTACTTTATCTATAGCACCACCGTTAGATGGAACAGATAGTGTAATTGATATACGTTCAGAGAATGATTTTGCGACACTTAGCGGGTGGGGAGGAGGAGCAAACAAAGCTACTCCTCTAATGGAAGTTCATTCTATGAAAGCTGGGCTAGTCGCTGATAATAACTCTAATTTAATTATAAAAGATTTAGGTTATGTAGATAATATGTGGCCCACAGCATCTTTAACTGATGATCGCGTAATGACCCCACAGTACATAGATTTAATCATGTCTGGAGGACTACAGTTTTACCCGAATAAAGCTGATAGGAACGCTGCAAATATGATTATAGATCACGGTGGCTGGCCTACTACTGGAAATAGATGGAATAGATGTGAAGAGGAGACAGTATATAATGCTATGTTAGCTGCTGACGCTAGTTTAAGTTGTTATAGATTACTTTATAATGCCGATTATAGTACTGATACTGAGACTTTCTTTAGAGGAGTATCTTTAGGGGGGGAGTGCGTTAGAGCTACAAATAATAGTAGTGTTAAGGTTATGAATGTACACTTCCCAATGGGTTTTGCTAATATGGATGGGAGTTTCTATGATGCTAGTACTAGTCCTGCTGGGTGTAACAACCTAATGATTTGGAATATAGCTGACTCTTCTCAATTACACGCTTCCCATTGTGCTGTGTCTGGGACACACCCAGTACTGGCAGGGTATACTGGACCTAAGGCAGTCTATTTTAAGGAGGGGGATGTATACGGTTTGAGTGCTGCGTCAAGTCTTCCACCAGGAACTCCTGACACAGGTATAATTTCCGTGTTAGATCATTTTGGTAGTGGGGTTAGCTTTAGTTCCCTTGATATGGGTAATTCTGGTGTAAGTTCCTTTATGTCGGATATACAAAAAGCTAGAACAGGCATAACTACCATGCAAACTTATGGAGAATCAGAGTATCAAAATAGAGGTCCTTTCAGACTATACTTCTCTGTTTCTCCTGCTGCTAAAAAATTATTCTATTGTAGTGCTGTAGATGTGGGTCATATACCACGGGTTAGTGATAGTTATGACGATAATAGACCTTACCAGCACTTATCTCAGGGATACTTGCTGTCAGGTACTTGCTCTGCGCTAACTACTATGAGTAGTATGTACCCCAATTTACTAAATGAAAGAAGCCATGCTGAAAATGGTGGTGTACTGGTTACTAGTGGTTATTATTACCCCGATTCTATGGCAGCTACAACCAAACCTTCTGTGTGGTTATCAGAGTCTGCGGCTAGTATATTTGCTAACGCTAGACATTGTAGTACTGATTACAGCAATAGAATAAAGTATGTTAATATCTATGATTCAGATGTAAATGTCCATTCTCAAGGAGAAATAACAACAGGATTTACCGAGGGTTATGGATTAGGTTTTAGAACATCTAACATTTTTGATTTAGAGAGAGATACATAATGAGTGATATATTTGGTAATGGACAAGGGCAGGGAGATACTAGTTTTAAAAAGAGTAGTCACAAATTTGTAGACCCCGTGAGAGTATTTAAGGCTAATGATCCTTATCATTGGACAGTTGATAATATACCAATTCAACAACTGCAAGAGAATATACTATGGTTGAAGGATCAACTTAGTACTGATGATATATCTACTTCGTCAGGGTCCAGGAGGGAGTTTGATGAGCTTAAGCCTACTGCTCAAGGAAGCGATAGATTTATTAAAGTATCTCCTGGTAATTTTATAGGTAGGGTAAATGATGCTTATCATACTGGTATATCCAGACTCCTGGTTAATGCGAAAGGCGATTACTCTAAAGGAATTTATAATACTCAGGAGAGTATGTCTATAGATTCTCAAGTTCTTCGTAGATTAATCGGGGAGACTACAGACGCTATTATAGGAAATAATGGTTTGTATGATCATTTACAGCACCATGCATCTAACGCTACTGTGGATAGTATAGTAGATTGGGGAAATTTTTATACCTATGATAATAAAAATGATAAAAGCAATGATGGCATTTTAGATATACCGAAAATTAAATTAGCTTTATGGCAACCAGACACCACAACTCATAGTTATTTACCTGACTTTACTGGACTGCAACAGAGGTCTACAGAGTGGGCGAGGGCATGGGGTGCGCCGTTTAGAACCTCCTTAGTTAATGTAGAAAAACCACTTGGTATTAGAGTCCCAGAGTTTGATGATAGTGATTATGTTAAAGAGGTTGCTAATACTTATGTACCTAATGTTAGAATAGATCTTCTTTTTGTATACACCAAACCAATAGATGCATCTTCTACTTCTATAGCTTATCCTGTGGGGTCTGCTGCTGCAAGTATTACAGAACCTCAATTAGGGTTAGTGAGGGGTGCTGGTTTAGTATCTCTCAAGGGTGCTGGTGGGTGGACTGGAAAAACTATAGATAAGACTTTCCTAGATTCAGATGAGTATAATGATAATTTTAAAGATAAGAATTATTGGTTTGAACAAGGAAATACTTTTGATAGTGAAGGAAATTTAAAAATATCTTCTCCTATTACTGACCAGGACCAATCTTTGTTTGGTACAAGTGGGGTGTATGGCAACTTCCCAAGCCCAGACGACCTAATGAATTTAGCTCCTTACATATACTCTGAAATAAGTAATGGAGCTTATGGTGCTTTAGTTGGACAGTCAGTATTACCACTAGCTTATATCTTTGTACATAAGGGCGAGACTTCTATATCTAATAATAATATTTTAGATATCAGACCCTTCTTTAGAACCGCTGAATTAGCATACAATGAACGGGCTGGGATTGCGGCAGCTAACCCACCCACATCACTAGCTAACCCAGTTGAAACTTCTCAATCTATAGGAAATAAGCTAGATAAACTAAACAGTAAAATACAATCTGATATAGGCAACGGTTCTTACGCCCCTGATTATCCCAGACCTGTTGGTGCTGGTACTATATTTGGTGGTATTAGGTATGGGGTAGAGGGAATCCTAATAGCTATGGCCCAAGGAACGGATTTACAAGATCAATCTCCCTTTTCTAGAATTTCTGATGCGGTTTGGGGATGGAGTAATGATAATGATCTTGCTACTAATCGAGGAATAATTGATAGCTATTTTTATAATCACTTAGGTTATACAGCTTCACCAGTAAATATTCCTTTAGACCCTGATTGGGATATAGCATCTTGGGCTGAAAATGTAGGGGGCGATCAGCCTGGAGGAACTTGTCCTACAGATTGGATAAATACATCTTTTGTTGCGGCAGGGGAAGCTAAGGCGGGTCAGCCTGGAGGACCAAATTTTACAAATGCATTTGCCACACCAGCACATAATTTGACCTATGCAGATACTTGGCTTGTAGATACAGGTGGTGGAGCAATGTCTAGGGCACCAACGGAAGCAAACAAAAGAGATGTTACTCCCAGTGTATCCCTGACGGGATCACAGTTATTTTATCTAAAGAAAAGAATAAATTTAGATAAGACTCAAGTTTCTTGGATGACTGATTATGAAGTTATATTAGATTATGCAAACTGTGCGCCTAGAAGTGGTTCTGCTGCGGCAGCTTTGGGCTCAATTCCTGATCCAGTATGGAATAATTACTGTGGGTTGTATGTAGAAAAATATCCTACATTCTTTAATATTATTTGTGCTTATAGTGCCCCTAATCCCAATTTGACCCCTGATGGTGTTGATGCAGGTACTGGAAATACTATTGTAACCTCTAATCAATATCATCCACAAAATATTAGAAATAACTCAAGAGTATACGGTGGTGATTGGGGAGGCTTTGCCTCTTTTGCTGTGACCTCAGATCTTCACCAAGGAGTACAGGATCAAAATACTAGCCTACAATCTAGCCCTTGGGGTAATTTAGCTAATAACTCATGGGGAGTTTGTCTATACCCCACTATAAAATTTTCTGTGATAGGATACCCACAAGGATTTAAACAAGAAGCTTTAGGTGGAACTAACCCAGTACTTGTTTTAAATAGCTCCATCTAGTTAAATGTCTATCTGGATATCTTGCACCTTAGCACCTCCTGGAGATATTGGAGGAGGTGGGGGGTCTGGAGGTGGAGGGGATGGTGGACCTCCAGGATGTGATTGCGTCTGCAACCCTGATAGTTGCGGTGGTGGATGTGATGAAGTTGTAGCGTTCTGGTGCGACGAGGATAAAGGAGGAGGTTGTTCAACAAGCTCAATCCCTGCGGATAGTATACCAGGGTTTGATGAAGTTAATTGTGAGCCACCACCCACTTGGGATATTGATGGGACTACATTCTGGGCAGATAGCGGTCCCTGTGACCAGTATTGTGATCAAATTTGTAGGAGATACCATTGTGATCAAGCATTTCCAAAGGATGTGCCTTGTGCTTGGACTGACTTTATAATATTTGATTTGACAGGTCAATGTGGCGCACTTCCTGATACTGGAGACTGTGGTATAGATTGTACTTTGAATGGGGTTAATTTATATTTAGATCCATTAATCTGTAAGTCTTCAGAAAAGAACTGTAACAAATGGGATGGTGGAGGTGGTTTTGGAGGAGGAGGGCCACTAACGCCTGGTACTGGACCAATGATCCCACCTCCGTCACCCCCACCTGATGGGTATGAATGTGGTGCCGATATTGGAACAGGTTGCATATGCTGTAATGCCACCTGTAATGCGACATGGGACGGAGTTAAAGGAGATTGGGTTTGGCCTCCTGGTTGTAATGACGATTGGTATAAGTGCCAAACGAAGTGTTTTGGAAAAGCATGTCCTAAATGTAATAATGATGGTACCTGTGATTGGCAGACTGGGTGCCAAGTTTATTGTGATAAAGATTGCCCAAATGGAGATACTATTGAAGAGTGTGAGAAAGTATGTGGTGATGAACTTGATACTCTGTGTTGGAAATGTAACCCTGATGATTGTGGGTGTTGCACAAAAACTACAAATAAAGTTGGTGGGGGTTGTCCTGATGGAACATTCCCAGATAGAATAACATGTAATAAGGAAGGTGGTCCAGGTGGAGGGAATTGTCTGAAAAAATGTCCTGTCTGTGATGACACTACGGGGGATTGTAGCTTTGAGGCTGACTGTGATGGGCCTCCTGATGGAGTTGGCACACAAAGATGTGGGGTGCCTTGCTCTATGGGGGAAACTAAAGATGATTGTGATGCTTTATGTAATATAGACGATTGTGAATATTCTTGTTGGGATTGTGTGCGTATGCCATTTGATTATGAAACAGGAGCAGGAGGTGGAGAAGAATGTCAGGAAGTAACTATAGTAGATGAGTGTGGAAAAACATTACCATCCGTTTGTTACCCTAATCACATGTATATTAATGAACCTCAGTGTAAGGATGGGGGCTGTGGGGATGAAGAGTTATCAAATGATACTGGGTACAATAATTCTCAAAAAGATAGAGTCTACTCAATGACCTATGTTGATGAGGTATTTGAGAGAAATCATAGTAATAAAACTTATAAACTTTCTAATACAGAGTTCCTTCCTATAAATAGGGGAACTTTACCAGCAAGTCTTTTTAAGACTACAGTTCATACTTCTGTTCGGGCAGTCTATGATTTAAATAATAAAGGAATTAAAGGAGGTTTGTTTTCTGATATACCATACTCAGATTTAGACGATGGTGCTATTGAAAACAGCTTGCATATTAATCTTGTAAATCTATTGAATCAGGCTAAGTTAGCAACAGGACAGTCTATAAAGTCTCAAATGCTAGGAACTATTAGAGAGTTACTAATCTCTAATAGAATTCATACTTTGTCTGGCGATGATTTAATAAATTTATTAAAGAATATTATTAGAAACCAAACTAAGTACCCAGACACTAGACTATCAGAACTTAAATCTCTATCGCCCACTGTAAATGAAGGTAGGGCTATTAAGCTTGCGGGAGATAATGCATTTAGGTTAAAAGGTAATGTGTATTCAGAGGGTGATAACGAAAGGATGAAGTATTGGAAGACTTTAGCTACTGATTTAGATAAAAATCTACCTATTACTTTATCGGATGGTACTAAAACACAACTTTATTATAAGATTGATGATACTATAAATCTTAACTCTAGTGGGTCTATCACTATGAGCGAAGGGGATTACCAAAGAATAACTACTTCCAATGGAAGTTATACGGAGATACCTGTACAGGGAGATTTCGATAGGGCACGGATACTTCAGTTAGAAACTTTACAAAAGATAATGTACTTAATGGATGACACATACGACTTTACTTTAAATGTGTCCTCTGCTCCTGATTTATATTTAGATGAGCGGTATGGGGTTACTAATGAGAGAAAGAATTTTTATATGTTAACAGCAAATCTAAGTAGTGTTACGGATTTAGAGAGAGAAAATTCTTTTATCTCTAAAACTCAGGTTACGTATACTTATGAGACTGACAGCACTGTACGTGATGATTGGGTTAGTAAATTCCCATTCCCCTTTATGGTGTTTAGAGTTGATGCTGATGATCCTATCTTTAATTACATTACTAATGGGGGAATAATAAACTTAACTACTAAAGATTTTGTGTTCGATATATTTGATGACCCCAGACTAATTAGACCAATAAGAAGATTTTTACCCACTGTAGTTTTAATACCTACAGATAAGACTAAGGATGTGCCTTTCCACTCCTTGTCTAAGTATGTGTCCTATGGGGTTAGGGAACTTACATTTGAAGTGCATCCTGACCCAGAAAGAAGCGATGTTTGGAAAGCCCCTCACATAAAAGAATCTTTCGCTTACCCCAAGCCAGGAATAAGCATATCTAACCCTACCCATAATGCCAAAGAATATGGAATAAATACTAAGGAATTAACTAATTTAGTAAACTATACTAACATAACTCCTGTACTCCCTAGACCAAAAGGACCTACCAGACGATTGTTTGAAGTTTTAAAAGACTTTAAGGCCAACTGGGATGTTAGTGGCAATATAGTTAAGTGGTCTGATGTATATGATGAGATGGGCAGAGAGCAAATAAAATATTTACAGAGAGAATGTAATGATTTAGAAGGGTTTAAATCTCTAGCTAGTATGGGTAAAATACATAAGGCTGTAGAAAATAGGTACCCAAAAGTTAAAGAGGTTAGAAGTGATATGAAACCTATTAGTTTTGATTTCTTTAGAGATAACCCCAAATTAGTTCAAAAGCCTTTAGAGGATAGAACTAATCCTCCTGACCCCCTACCATAAATTATGAAAGCAGTAGCAAGAACAGGTGATAAAGTAACTGGATTAAACCATGGTTGCGACAGCGAAACTGAGTGCAGATCCTCTAAATCTTCTATAACTATAAATGGTGAACAAGTACATTTTGTAGGGGGTAGAACAGAAAGTCACACCCGTAAAATGGGTAAAAAGTGTAAATCTCATTCGCCAACCCTTAGCAGTACTGAGACAAAAGTATTTGTAGAGGGGGCTCAAATAGCTAAGGTAGGGGATAGCTACCCTCAGTGTGGTAAAATAAGTAAAGGCTCCCCTAATGTATTCGTAACATAGAATTTTTTATAAAATATACCCCATTAAATTTAATGAGGTCTACATATTAACAGACGGGTAAATACCCGCATACCTTTAATTGGAGAATTAAAAATGAATAGAAGAATTGTTACGGACGAGTTTGTGAGCCAGTTACTTGAGTCCAACGGTTGGGAGAAGGCTGGTATTACTATTGAAGAGGTTAACGAAGAGAGCGCAGCGGAAAGGCGTGAAAAGCATCTAGGTGCGCGTGGAGTGAAAACTCCTAAAGGTGGGAAAGGTTTACACTCACGGGTCGAGCAGCAGAAACGAGGTCAGAAACAGGCTACTACAGGTGGTGCCCCAACTAGGGGGGAGCTTACTGACGATGAGAGAGCGCAGGGGAGAGAGAGAAGGGAAGGTAGAGGAGCATACGCGAGGCGAGGTGAGAACACTGAAGTCGAAGCTAACTGCTGCCCTCTATGTGAGTCTGATCTTGGTGAGTATGAGCTTACTGACGAAGCTCTGCAAGAGCATGCTGCCGCTATGATGGAAGTCTTCTCTGAAGCTGGTCTCATTTCTGAGCAGGTTGAAGAGTCTTTCATTATTGAGAACGCTGATGAGATTCTTGATATTCTTTCCGAAGCTGGTCTTATTGTTGAAGCTACCAACGAAGAAGCTGACGAAGACGACGAGTAATGGGTAAGTTAGAAGAGTCAGGAATGAGCATTGGAGACTTTGCTATGTCTCTAATAGACTCTGGTAAGATTTCTAAGAAGGGCTCTACTCCTGAAGTAGCTCGTCCTAAAGAATTACCTGCCACAGATGTCGATATATCTGATGTTGCTATTCCTGGCTCTATGGTTGAACAAGTTCTCCAAGAATCTTTTGGTATGGGTGAGGCTCCTAAGCGGGAAACCGTTAGGGAGCCCTTACTATCTGAACAAGAACTTCTTCAAGAAAAAATTACTAGTCTACGAGAAGAATTAGTTGAGACTATTAATAAGTTAACTTCCTTGGTTTCTGAGATGGCTGGTATGGCCCCTTCTGTCGGTCAAACTGTTACTCAGCATGGCATAAGTGCCCCAACAACTAAAATTAGGAGAACCCGTGGACGTTCTAAGCGTACTCCAATTGTTAAATGAGAAGAAAAGTAGCCGTTATCCTTCGGGGAGAGGTACTTATAAGACCAAGGGAAAGAGCGGCAATTTAGCTATTAAATCCAGAGTTAAGGTTTATGGAACTATTAAAAAAGCTTTACAGGCGCAAGGGCCAGGACACATGTTCTCCACTAAAGGATCTAGACGATTGTATGTCATTTCTAAAAGGACACACGGAGGAACAGATAGTGAATCAGTGGTTAGCGGAAGGATAGCAAAAGGATTTACCCCAGGAAGTGCTACGCCTAGTGCTGATTGGGGATCGGTAAAAGATCATGCATCTAGAACTAGTCACAAGTATGCTGGTAAGAAGGCTAAGAAGCTTTCTGCCAAATCTAGAAGGGAAGCCCGTAAGGGTAAAAAGTATAAGAAAAAAACACATAAAGCTAGAGGACAAAAATGAAATTATTAGAAGACACATTTATTATTGAAAATTTACAAATATTAAACGAAGATAGTAAAGCAGGGCTTATGAAAATTAGGGGCTGTTTTCAGAGAGCAGATGAAGCAAATAATAATAAAAGAATTTATAAAAAACCTCTTCTAGAAAGAGAAATAAATAAATTAGCTGAATCTATTACCGAAAGAAGATTGATGGGTGAACTTGATCATCCACAAAATGATTCTGTCAGGCTTTCTAATGTATCCCACTTGATTACTGGTCTTAATATGAAAGGTAATGAGGTTATTGGTGAGGCTGAAATATTGGATACCCCTTCTGGTAAGGTAGCTAAAGCTCTTATTGAAGGTGGGGTTAAAGTAGGTATCTCCTCCCGTGGTATGGGTACGGTAACTGAGGAGATGGATGGTAAAAAGTATGTTAACGAAGACTTTAAGTTAATTACTTGGGACTTAGTGGCAGACCCCTCAACCAGAGGTGCTTATCCTGGACTTACAGAGTCTACCCAGATCCAAGAGATCATTGATAGAGTCCTCCCAGAAGCTAAAAAGGTTAAGAACTTTACTACTCTTCTCAAGGAAGCGGTAATTACTGAAATAGTAGCTTCAAGGAAGGATCTACCAGATCCTGGTAGGAAAAAAGGTCCTGCAAAATATGTACCTCCTAAAGTTGAACCAACTAGAAAGGCACCTCCCCCTTCCTTAGATCCTCATAAAAGATCTGTACAAAATTCTTCCACCCAATTCATTAACTTTATGAGAGATAAGTTGATGGAAGCAAAGTATATGGGAGATCCCAGAACTAGACAGTTAAAAAGAGGTAGAGCTTATGCTAGGGCTGCTGCCGCAGGGGGACCTAGAGCTATAAAAAGAGGAAAGCAAGGTCATGGTTTTAATACTACTAGATGGGCTGAAGATGAAATTAAACAAGCTCATGATAAGGGAAAGAAAGTTCCTAGCAGAGGATCACAATCTAATGCCCCTAGATCTAAAGTTCAGGCAGCTACTAAGCGTAGACGGGAAGTTCATCCCTCCAGGGGCGTAGGAAGGGAGACTAGAAGAGATGCAGCAGCAGATGCGGCTCAAGATAAAATACGCAGACAGGCCCCTGGAGATCGGTAAACAAAAAATAATAAAAAACACCTCTATTAATATGGGGTGCATACATATAAACAGATAGGAGACTTATTTATGTCAGACAAAGTTAAAGATATTGCAGACCTACTGCCTGAAGGAATGAGCGAGGAGCTTATTACTGAAATTGCAAAGGTTATGCAGGATGTTATTTCCGAAAGGATTGATGATGAAATGGATGTTCTTACGCATAAAGTTCATGCATTCCTTCGTCATCAAATGGATACTATCCAAGAGGCTGCCCTTGATGAGCTTTCTGAGTCGCATGAGATTTATCGTGACGCTCAAGCTCTTAAGGATATTAAATCTATTCTCTCTTTCGAGATAGAAAGAGAAGATATTGATCCTATAGTATCTCAAGTTAATGAAGATATTACTAAAGTTCATGATAACAATGATATTCTTGTACAAGAATTATCAGAATCTATTAAAGACAATCAAAGATTAGAGAGAGTTATTGCTAATCTTGAAGATAAAATGATCTCCTTAAATGAAGGATTAAATCAACTCCAAGGGGACAATAATTCCCTTAGAGAAGAGTTAAATAGTGATTTCGAGTCCACGGAAAAAGCTATTATTATTAGAGAAAACGTGGACGACAACGCGAAGGACGAAACTTATACTATTGAAAATAGTAATCCGTTCCTGACCGACGAAGTTATGGCTTTCATGCCTCACAATAATAACTAAAACGGATTTTACTATGATTGATAATGAAATTATGGAGCCTGGAGCCGATAACGAAACCGTCTCTAAGTGGGCTCCTGTCCTGGAAGGGATAGAGGATAGCTATGTGCAGAGAGTAACTGCTCAACTTTTAGAAAACCAAGCCAAGGCTATCATGTCTGAAAGACTTGATGAGGCTTTCCCCACCGATAGTGCTGGTGCTACGGGAACCCAAAACCTTGGTACTTTTCAAAAGTTTGCATTCCCTCTTGTTCGCAGAGTGTTCCCCGAACTCTTAGCTAACAAGGTTTGTGGAGTGCAGCCCATGAGTGGTCCTGTGTCCCAAATTTTCTACCTCGGCTCTGGTCGTGGACAAGGTGCTAGAAGTGATACCTTATACAGCAAGTACAACCTCACTTGGGGTGGTCTTGAAACGAGTGCCATTGGTGGTCTTGGTAGCTCCATGGAGACCTATGCTGCGGCATTGGATGTCAACCAGATGGGCCTTGGTGCTGGTCCTGGTTCGCCTTCTGGTACCTACGGTGGTAAGATAGCTGATTTCCCAGCGTCCTCTACCGCTCAAGGGCACAGTACTTGGGGATTCTCCATGAGTGCTGGCGAACTTCTTGCTGGTACTGGAATTCCCGATATGACATTCCAGATCGAGCAACAGCCTGTTGTCGCTCGTACCCGCAAGATGAGAGCCCTTTGGACTCTTGAGGCTTCTCAAGACCTTAAGGCTTATCATAACCTTGATCTTGAGCGTGAACTTACTGATCTTCTTTCTAACGAACTTCGTCTGGAAATTGATCGTGAACTCATCGAAGATCTTCGTATGATTGCTTACGATGTTGATACTAATATTGGACCGTTTAGTAGAACTAACCTTGATTGGGGTAACAGTAATAACTTCCAAGGGTTTACTGGGACAGGCCCTCCCGAAGATTCTAATTTCGGTGATTTCATTAATGGTCCTGATATGGCTGGTCTTCCTACTAGCCCTGCTGGATCTGACCTTAATGTTTTCCTTATGGATTGGGGTGCTTCTTCTTTAAACTTTGCTCCTCGTCATGTTGGAGATGTATATGCCAACCTGCTTGCACTGATTAACATTGCTTCACAAAGTATTTACAAGAGTACTCAGCGAGGTCCTGGTAACTGGATTATTTGCGCTCCTGTTGTCGCTTCGATGCTTGAGTCTTCGGCTAAACTTCAGGGTGGCATTGATCGCGCAGATGCTCCTACTAACATGGATAAGAATGCTATTGCTTATGTTGGTAAATTCATGGGTCGCTACGATCTTTATGTTGATCCGCTGTATCCTGAGGACGAGATCCTCATGGGTTACAAGGGGTCTAGCCCGATGGACGCTGGTTATGTGTACGCTCCGTACATTCCTCTCCAGGGTCTGCCGAAAGTCGTTGATCCCAACACTTTCCAGCCCAGAAAGGGTCTGATTACTCGTTATGGCAAAGCTGCTATTACCCCGTCATCTAGATTCTATCGTATTATTCGATTCTCTGGTCCTACGGGTCTGCTTGGTGGTTGGACCACGCAGAACACTGCTAATACGGCAATACCCACAGTGTAAGTAAGTAAGTAATTACTGATAATTAACAATAAGGGGTAGACTTGAAAAAGTCTACCCCTTATTTCTTATCTTAAGGCTATATAAAGTAGAAAGATGTATAAGTATAAAAGCACCTGTAGATTTAAAATGCTAATTTATTCTGGCCCAGAGATCCTTGAGGTATTACCACAACAGATAATAGAGTCTACCATTTTAATAGAGCATCCTTATCTACGTAGATTAGATGATCAAGAAAATACTACAACCTCTAAGAAAACATATCCTAAAAAAAGCAAAAAGGTAACTACAACCGATGGCATCAATAGGCAAACCAATAATTAGTACTTGGGGTGACTCTGGAGCTAGAGTTCCTATCTCTAATAATATATTAGATCACCAACCCTTAGGTGATATTAATCCTGATAAGCTTAATAAGACTACTGGAGATAGTGAGATAGAGTTTAATGGGTTTGAGGAAACTATTAATAGTTTTGTTATGGCTAGAATGGGACACCCTATTGTTCGGGTGGAGCTAACTCCATACCAAATAAAAACATGTATAGATGAATCTATTACTAAAATATCTTACCATGCCCCGAAATGGTCTACTCAGTATGCTGTAATGGATGCTTCCGCTGGAGTAAATCTCTACACATTACCTACTTGGCTTGCTAATAATATAACTAATGTAGTATTTAAGAAGTCTTTATTAAGTATCCAGGCTCAGGCAGGAACACTAGAATTTGACTTTTTTATCAAATACTTTAATGATAACTATCTCTTTAATAATTTTAGTATAGGTGATTACTATCTTCTCCAATCCACTATGGAGATGACTAGAAAGATTTTAGGTCAGGACGGTTCCTGGGAGATTATTAATGGTAAATATCTACAGTTACTTCCTCCACCATCTACCACACCAGAACGAATAATTATAGAGTACCGTGCCTTGGATACCAACACTATGGCACCAGCGTACATAAATTGGATACATAAATATGCATTAGCTTGTGCTAAAGTTGTCTTGGGAGAGATTAGAAGTAAGTATGCTGTAATTCCTGGGCCAGCAGGAGGGGCTCAAATGAATGGTCAGGCACTTATACAAGAAGGTAATCAAGAAAAAGAACTTCTAATGAATGAGTTACTAAATGAGCTAGAAGAACCTCCGAGATTCAGCACATACTAATGGCTATAAATAAAAAATTTAAGGTCAGTACCCCTATGCCTCCTCTCCCAGAACTTCTGGGTGGCACCGAACTTAGCTTATTTGATCAGACTAATAATGATATTAATTTATTTAATTTAGTTGATGATGAGATCATAAGACTAGGGGGTTCAGAATTAAATTATTATAAGTTTAGATTAGGTGAAGATTATGATAATGTTTATCTAGAAACTAGGAGTAAGGTACTGGATATAGAGCCTATTAAAGTATATGGACATTATAATCCTACTCTTTTAGAGGAGTCCTTATCTGAGTTTGGTATCGAACTTCAAAACGATCAGATATTTATATTTAATAAATCTTATATTGAGCAGAAGATAACTAGGTCCCCAGAGGCAGGAGACATAATAGAGCCAGCGTTTCAGAACCAAAAGTATGAAATTTATCAGGTTCAAGAAGATAGTTTTGAGCTATATGGAGTTTACCATATGGCTTGTTCCGCTAAACTTCTTAGAGATAATGAAGAGACTCATAATGAGAACTTACCAGATCGGAGTGATAATCTTGGGGGGTATATAAGTCTTGACGAATAAAGAAGATGTTTATACAGGTAAAACTATACCAGAAGTATTAGATTTTACTTACGAGAATTTAGGGACGGATACTAGTAGTGCTGGTAGATCTGCTAGGTATTTAATGAATAATTATATAGTAGAGGCTACTAAAAACTCTACGCTATCCCCCTTTGTATATAAAGAAGTTCTTCGTTCTCTTATTACATCTTTTGGTAATGTTCATTATGTAAATGGTAATGACAAATTAACTAGAGTTACTGCCCATCACTCCGCACCAGAACGGGCAGTGGCTAAAAAGTTTCAAGAAAATAACATGGTTTTACCTATCATTACTGTGCATCAAACGGCTGCTAAGAATGATGAGAAAAAGCGTAGGTATGATAATGTTCTTATACAATCGTCTGTGTGGAATGAGGATATTCAACGGGCTGAAAGGACAATAGGTACTGCTGATGTGCCTGTCAGTATATCGTATTCGGTGAATTTATGGGCTAAGTATATGGAAGATTTAGATCAAATTTCTCAATCCGTAAGACTAAAATTCAACCCTAGTCTCCACCTAAAAACATCATTTACTAATGGTTTAAAATGCTTTTTATCAGATGAAAGCAGCAATAACACTATAAATGCAGGAGATAGGGAGGATAGACTTCTTAGAAAATCTTTTACAATAACTACAGAGTTCTTTATCCCTAGTCCAAAATACAAGGTTACCTCTACTGGCAGGGTAGAGAGCATCGTATCTGAATTATGGGTTTCCTGAAAAAATAAATACTGATATAGTTCTGAAGTAGATAAATAGTAATAGGAGAGCGATATGAAAGTAATAAAAAATGATTCTTATACAGGTAGACAAATTATTATATCTACCCCACAGGGACCTCACTCTAAGTGGCTGGCCCCTAGGGAGAGTATAGCAGTCCCAGAATCTGCTCTTACTAACACAGTAAAAAACTTAGCTAAAAGGCGAGTTTTAAAAATTACTAACGCATAAGGAAATAAGACATGGCATCATTTGTGAGTCCTGGAGTTTATATTGTAGAGAAGGATCTGAGTGACTACCCAGCCTCCATCAACCCCTCTGTGGTGGGCGTGGTTGGCTTTAGTAATAGTGGGCCTGTCAATAAGGCTACTCTAATAACCTCGCAGGAGCAGCTAGTACAGACGTTCGGTAACCCTTCTGAGGGCATTACGGGACAAGGGCTTGAAGGCAGTATAGAAATGTTAGAGGCTACAAACTCTCTGTATTATGTTAGGGCTGTTGGTAGCGATGCTGTGGATGCTTCCTCTACTATACAGCTAGGTAGCTGCCCAGCATTTGCTGTGGCATCTGGTCACTTCGGGCAATCTAATGCAACCTCTGGTCTTTATTTAGAAGTTCAGGTGAATGTAGATGGTACAGATATATTTAATACACCAAAGACATTTAATATTCCTGCTGGTACTGTTACTGGTAGCACTTCTCAAAATAGACAAGCTATTGCACTTAAAAAGATTATAGGTGGTGGAATGGACGGTGCCGCTGTGGGTTCATTTTATGATACTGTTGCTGGTTCTTGGGTTTCTGGCACTGGATTGGATTATGGGTATGTAGCTGCTGGTTACGCAGGATCAGATGTAATTCTTACAGCTTCCGCTTGGACTGATACTACTAAGACTGTTGGGCAACCAGTATTACAAGATATTAATGGTAGTGGTGGTGTAAACCTAAAACACTGGACTTGGCGTAACAAATTAGCAGCTTCCTCTGTGTCCGTCACTGGAATTAGTTTTAATACTGCTGGGGCTGGTGGAATAGCTTACTCGGTACAAAGTCTGTACGCTGGTGCTGGCTACAATTTAGGTACCGCAGCAGATGGTACTACTAGTGGGTTCTCTTCGGAGGTCACCAGGACTGGTGGGGATGCAGTAAATCTTCAAATAAATAAGGATGGAGCTACTGCTGAATCATTTAAAATATCCTTAGTCGCGTCTGGTAGTTTTGCAGAAGATGTGATTAACACAGGTGCTACTGATCTTAAATCACAATATATTAAAGCATATTTTACGGCTTCTGGTGCAGATGCATCTCTAAATGCCCTTCCTACATTTGAAAGCAATCTTAGTGCGAACGGGCTTCCTAATCCAAATATTTTGGGTGATGATGGGAGCAATATTAGTGCTGTTGATCCGAAATTTGTTAAGCCCGTTCAAGGGACCTATGGTTTAGCTGGTGGTACTAACGGTAGCCAAACAACAAGTGAAATAATAGGTACCACTGCTGCTAAGTCTGGTATCTATGCATTAGATGATGATACCTTAAATATTTCAATGGGTGTTGTGCCTGGATTTAATGATCAAAGTACACAAAATGCTTTAATTGGATTGGCAGAGAGTTCTCAAAACTTTGTAGCTGTTGTAGCTCCCCCAGAGGGATTAACTACTGTCCAACAAGCAATTGATTGGACTAATGGGCAATCTGATGAGCGTACTGCTGCAATCACTAGTAATTTTGCTGCTGTTTATTGGCCCTGGGTTCAAACTTATGACACCATTGCGGCTAAAGATCGTTGGTATGACCCAGCTATTTATGCTGTCAGGCAGATGGCTTATACAGATGAGGTTTCCGATCCTTGGTTTGCTCCTGCTGGTGTAACTAGAGGTAGATTAACTAAACCTACTGATGTGGAGGTAAGTGTTAATCAAGGGGATAGAGACTCCATGTATAGTGGTGGTAATATCGTTAACCCAATTGTTAATTTCCCCCAACAAGGGCTTATGATATTCGGACAGAGAACCGCACAGAGGAATCCTACTGCCTTGGATAGAGTTAATGTTAGAAGATTGATGATTCAAATTAGAAAGATTATTCTTGCTTCCACTAGAAGATTTGTTTTTGAGCCTAACGATTCTGTAACTTGGGAGAAGGTGGAAAATGTAGTGGTTCCTCTTTTAGATGATATACAAAGAAGAAGGGGTTTAGTGGACTATAGAGTTATATGTGACGAGACTACTAACACGGCTGTTCGGGTTGATAGAAATGAATTATGGTGTAAGATACTTCTTAAACCAACTAAAGCTGCTGAAGTTATTGTCTTTGAGCTTAACTTAGTTAACCAATCAGCACAAATATAAAGGAATATAAATATGGCAAGATCATCTTATTACGCTAATAACTTAAATCGAGATCTAACGAACTCAAAAGGTCTTCCTGTTATCTCTCAGGACCTGGATTCAATTAGGGCATACCAATGGGAAATAACTTTTTTCCCTCCCGCTGATGTAGAGGTCCCCCTAGGATTTTCTAAGCCCCTTACATTAGCTGCAAAGCAGGTAGGTGGATTGGAGCTTTCTGTAGAGGACATAGAAGTTCATAGAGTTAATGATAAAGTATTTTATCCAGGTAGACCATCTTATGGAGAGTTAGAAGTAACTTTTGATAACTTGTTAAAAACTAAAACTGGTTGGCAATTATACAAGTACTTCCAAACTGTTTGGGATCCTATGACGGGTGAGTTTACTACCAAGTTCCTCAATAATCCAGGGTCTTTCAAGTCTAATGTAGAAATTTTAGAAATGAATGGACAGAATGAGCCTATCTCTATGGTAAAATTAGTAGGGGTCTACCCTAAGAAATTCTCTAAAGCAGAGAAGAATTATTCTACTAATGATTTCGATACTGTCTCGGTAACTTTCCGTTACGATTTTCTTGTACAAAAAGGCGATACTATAGGATAGTAACCTATAATAAATATAAGTAAAAACCCAATTCAGCCTTGTGTTCTTGGTTGGGTTGGGTTTTTTTAACGTAATACAATGGATTTTTTCAACGATTTACTAAATAGTTATACTCTTCTTAAGAAAAGAAGCCTTAAGGTTCGTCTGGTTGAACAGGATGAGAATATAAGTTATTTTAAGTTACCCGAAGACGATGCAGCCATAACCCAAACTAACACTACCTTACTAGCGGTATTTGGTCCACAGATAGATCCAGCATCTAAAAAGTCCCAGACTGTAACAGAGGTTGATGTTGGTGCAGACCCGTTGAATTTATTACAGGCTGCTGGAGAAACGGAATCCACCTCCTCTAAGGAGGGCGAAACTTCTGGTGGTGAATCAGCATCTTGTGGAGGGACTATCTATCTTACTGGCAGTAAGATTCCTGTAGTAAAAAAGGATTGCACTACCCACGCACAGGAATTTGGTAAGTATAGAAATTTACTAGTTAGAAGTTATGTTTCTGGGGAGTTGTCTTCCGAAGGGGCTGGAGAAAACACTCCTGAGATGCAGGAAGTGTTGGGTCTTTCCCAGGCTTATGAACTACAAAATTTAGGAGGTCCAAGTTTAATAGGTGCCCTAGCTGATTTATTTAGGGTAGCTCCCAGACTAGGAATTTCAGAGTTAATGAAAGCTAAGGGGACCGCTAATTGGAGAACTATTCCAGTTAAAATATATAACAGTCTTGTTGGTAAGGCTGGGGTTGACCTAGCTACAGAAGAAGATGTTTTTATGGGGGTAGTTACCAAGTATGAAAGACCTCCTACTCCTTATGTAATAGATGCTACTGCTAATTTATCAAAGGTTTTGAATATTATAGATAAGTTTAATCATCAGAGATCTCTGTTTACATATCAGGACGCAGAGTTTGTAAAAAATAATATAATTATATCTAAGTATAAATCGGGACACCACGAACATTTTAAAATATTTGTTAAAGCCAATGAATTAGATGAGTTAGGTATAACATTTGATTGGGAGATGAGAAAGAAGAAAAAAGCTCACCCAGATGACCCCGACGAGAAAGAGTTATCACCTCTACAAGAAACTTTAGAAACTTTTCAACAGAGTTTGCTTACCTGGGGAGAGGGTAAAGGTTTTAGTGAGGACGATTTAAAAATTCCAGAAGCCGATAGAAGTGATTTCGCTTTACAAGGTAAAGCTACTCCACAAAAAATTATCACTGAGGTTTCTGAATCTATGGACACCATAGCTGTTTTGCTTATGCAAAATAATTATAAGGGAGCAACAAAACTATATCGTAGACTTTTAGATAATTTTGGAACTGATATAATGAAAGCTCTTAAACTAAATGATCAAGTTAATTATGGAGAGTTAATAGGTACCGAAGAAACCGAAATTTTAGGAGAATCTTTACAATTAATGGAGGAGCATTTTGGGGGTGTGGAGGATGCGGAAAGTATACAGCAGACATTCCATGCTTTGGTATCTTCTGTATTACGTCATAGAGTGTCCGATATGAAGTCCATGAATCCTGATATGGTTATGCGTGTAGGAAGTCGAAGTGGGGCTGGAGGAGAAGGGGCTAAGAAAGATCAGTTATTAATATACAGGGATTTAGAAAATGCGGAAGCCCATAACACTACTGGGAAACCTATCATTACTGCTCCATTAAGTGAGATACTTACACCAGAAGAATTAAAAACAGCCCAAAAACTATACGGTTTATCTAAAGATGATTTATCGTCTGAGGTACATGTAACTACAGACTCTTTGAAATGGACCATGGACTCAGCAAGAACTAATCTGGGATCAACAGCCTCTATACTAAATGTAACATCAGATTTTGCTACTGGGGACTCTGACTATGTTAGAACTTTATTTAAAGCACAAGGGTTATCTAAAAAATCTCAAGCTTCTGTAATGGATAAATTTAATGATATAAAAGATAGTATAGATTCCTTAAATTCTATGTTTGATCCAAATACAGGCTCTACGACACAGAATGCCAGGGAAACTGCGAGAACATTCCTAACTTCTATTGGTCCAGAGGCTGCTAAATCGTTAGGACTTACTCAAGAAGTATTAAATAAATCTTTAGTAGAGATAAATAAAAGTGGGGACACTGGAGATAAATCCTCTTTAGTGATTGCTTTAAAACAAAAAATAGAGAATAGATTATTACTAAACCAGATTCAGTCTGGAAGTCAGTCTAGTGATCCTGAAGAGTCTGCGGCTTGGAGAGGCGTAGCTACTAGTTATCTTATGAGGGGCTGTTATGATAGTGACAACTCAGACTTTGTGGTTCAGAACTATTTAACAGGTGAAAGATTTCGTTATAATGGGAATAAATATTTAACTAAAGCTATGAAAAAATATATTAAAACTGGTGAGGGTCTTAATATAACTGATTCAGGGTTTTCTATTAGTGGATACTCTGCTAATTTTGCTATGTCTAAGACTGGTAGGAACTCTATGAAAATGACAGGACCAGTTCATGGAAAATCTATTAAGGATTCCTTAGAATATTCTCCAACAGAAATAATGAACAAGCTTTTAGAAGTTCAACAGTTAATGTTCACTCACTTAATTAAAGAATAAAGACCTATCTATACTTAGTAGATCTTTAAATGCTGTTAAGGCATAGTCCTTCAGTATGTATATCACTCTTTTATTGTTAAGCTTTAGTTGATTACATATATGGCTATCTTGCTTAATTAAAACTATAATATCACGACGATCCTGAGCCATCAACAC